TACTGGAGGACATTACTCTGGAATTAAAAACCAAGTTGTTCATACAAGATATGCCATGCGTTCTTTACAAGACAATCCAAATAAAAAAGTTTATGCAATTGATGAAATACAATCCGACTATTCAAGATCTCTTGAAGATGCAGGTAAGGTTGGAGAAAGATTAAATCCGTTTAACGTAGAACAAGAATATGTTTTTTATTCTTCAATCATTAAAAACAAAGTAAAAGAAATGAAAGCTTTGACTGATAAAGGTTTAAAGATGACTCAAGATGATATCTTTGAAGCTAAGAAATTAGATAATCAAATTGAAGAATTAAAAAAGACAACAATCAATGCTTTTAACATGAACAATAAACAGTTCAGAGAATTACCACCCTATCTGCCAATGCTAGAGAGAGCTCAGTACAATGACTATGCAGTTAAAAATTTATTAAAGCAAGCTGCTGATGATGGTATTGAATGGGTAGTCGTAAATCCAACTGAAAGAATTCATGTTGCACTTGATTTAACCAAAAGTAAAAACCAATATGGTAAATTAGGAAATTGGAATGCTTATGGTGCTGCAGATGGTAGAGCAGGAATCAAAGGAGTAAAAGCTAAAAGTCAAAAAAAAGCGGATGCAGGTGAAAAGGATGTAACCTTTGATACGAATTATAAGATGATGGCAGCAGTACCTGAGACATTTAAAAAGTTAGCTAAGCAATATAATTCAGAAGCTAGAATGATTAAGGTATCTAAATCCGATCCAAACAAACCATTTAAAATAGTTCAAGACATTTATGATGACGAAGCGGTGGCAAAAAAATTAGGATTAACAGGAGCTCAAAATGAAAGACATATTGCAGCTTTTAAAACTAGAGAAGAAGCTGAAGCTTTACAAACACCAGGAATACTGAAAGAGATTCAAGCAAATGACCCTGATAATTACTATTATGCTTTTGGAATTAAGATTACCCCAGAAATGAAAGGAACTCCGTTCAAATTGTACAGACGTGAGGGAGGACTAGTCGTTAATCTATTTGCATGATAATATAAACCTGTTATAACAATAAGGAGATAATTATCATGGCAAGCAAAAAACTAAAAAAAGCTTTAGCTTTAGGAATCGGTGCTACTTTAGGTGCTAAATTCTTAGGGGCAAAAGCTGACGCGGCTAAAAAACTTTTAGCCTCACAACAAACAGATACAGGTGACCTTGGTTCTCAAATGGCCAATGACACTGCACTAGCTCAATCAATGAGAAAAAATATGGAAGCTGGACAAGCTGCTAAAAAAGCAAATTCATTTTTTGGTAGAGCTAAAAAATTTTTAAAAGATGAAGTTTTTACAACTGATCCTAAAACAAAAGCTTTCACTATTCCAAAAACTAAAAATAGTAATTATTTTGGTTTAGGTGAAATGGATGGTGCTAAAACTGGTAAGATGATCAAAGCCAATAATGGTGTGATGGTTCAAGCAAGAGGAAATAAACTAGCGAGAAGTAAACCTACAAAAATATCATAATGGCTGAAGTTGAAAGACAAACAGATCTTCCAGAGGAAGAAATTAATGAAGAAGCTGAGGTTGTCGTTGAAACACCAGAGGATGAAGAAGTTCTTGAAGAAGAGCAAGAAGATCCTAATGCGTTTTATGACAACCTGGCTGAAACTATGGATGAACGAACGCTAGGTCGTTTGTCTTCACAACTTATTCAAGATTACAAAAAAGATAAAGTTTCAAGAGCAGACTGGGAACAAACTTACACGAATGGTTTAGAGTTACTTGGTTTCAAATACCAAGATCAAACAAGACCATTCCAAGGTGCGAGTGGCGTGACCCATCCATTACTAGCCGAGGCTGTTACACAATTCCAAGCACAAGCTTATAAAGAATTATTACCCTCTGAAGGACCCGTAAGAACACAAGTCGTTGGTGCAAGAACTCCAGAGACAGAGAACCAAGCACAACGAGTACAAGATTTTATGAACTACATGATCATGGAGAAAATGGAAGAATACACTCCAGAGTTTGATCAGTTATTATTTTACTTACCTTTATCAGGATCAACATTTAAAAAAGTTTATTACGATGAAATTATGCAAAGAGCAGTTTCTAAATTTGTTCCTGCAGAAGATTTAGTGGTTCCGTATTATGCAACAGATTTAAAAGATTGTGAAAGAATTACTCACTTAGTGAAGATGGGTGAGAATGATGTTCTTAAAAAACAAAAAGCAGGTTTTTATAGAGACGTAGAATTGATTCCAAAACAACCAGAAAAGAATCCAATACAAGATAAGTTAAATGAATTAGAAGGTGTTAAAGCATCGGGTCAAAGAGATTATCAATATAACATTTTAGAAATGCATGTAGATTTAGATCTAGATGAATACGAAATGGATAATTCAGAAAAGAATATTAAAGTTCCTTACATTGTAACTATCGATGAAGGTTCACAACAAATTTTATCTATTTACAGAAACTATTATCCTGAAGATGAGATGATGAAACGAAAAGAATATTTCGTTCATTACAAATTTTTACCAGGTTTAGGTTTTTATGGCTTTGGTTTAATTCATATGATTGGTGGTTTATCACGTGGAGCAACTTCTGCATTAAGACAATTGTTAGATGCAGGTACTTTAGCGAACTTACCAGCGGGATTTAAGTCGAGAGGAATAAGAATTAGAGATGATGATCAACCTTTTCAACCTGGAGAGTTCAGAGATGTTGATGCACCAGGCGGAAATATCAAAGATCAATTCCAAATTTTACCTTTTAAAGAGCCAAGTGGTACTTTATTTCAACTTTTAGGCTTTGTAGTACAAGCAGGACAAAGATTTGCAGCGATTGCAGACATGCAAATGGGTGAAGACTCTCAAAATAGAGCTGTTGGAACAACAATTGCACTTTTAGAACGTGGTTCGAGGGTCATGAGCGCTATTCACAAGCGTTGTTACTATGCAATGAGACAAGAATTTAGACTTTTAAGCAAAATTTTTAGTGAATACCTACCGCCAGTGTATCCATATGCTGTCTACGGGGCTGATAGAGCCGTTAAAATACAAGATTTTGATGATCGAGTGGATGTAATACCTGTTGCAGACCCAAATATCTTCTCAATGTCACAAAGAGTGACGCTTGCAAACGAAAATTTAAAGATTGCAATGTCAAATCCACAAATGCACAACTTACATGAAGCTTATAGACGTGTTTATGAAGCATTAGGCACAAGACAAATTGATACTTTGTTAAAACCTCAAGAAGTACCGACTCCAAAAGACCCTGCAACTGAAAATGCAGAAGCTTTACAAATGAAAATGCTAAAAGCGTTTCCAGAACAAGATCATGATGCACATATTGCTGCTCACAGAGCATTTATGGCAACTAGAATGGTTCAAATTAATCCAATGGTGTATGCAATGCTTCAAGGACACATATCTGATCACGTTGCAATGAAAGCTCATGGTGAAGTAGGTGCAATGATACAAGAAGATCCAAATATGATGATGATGCAACAACAAGATCCTCAAGGATTTAAAGTTCAATTCGATAGTATGGTTGCAAAAAGAGTTGCTGAGATTACAACACAGTTAGCACAAGAAGAAGCAGGTGCACAAAAACCAGATCCGTTAGTTCAATTGAAACAAAGAGAACTTGATCTTAAAGCAATGGATATGCAAAGAAAAGCAATGGAGACTCAACAAGATTTTGATATTAAAGAATCTCAATTTGATGAAAAGATTGATTTAGAAAAAATGAAACTAGAAAATCAAGACGAACAATCTGATGAAAGATTACAAGTTGCTAAAGATAAGTTAAACTTACAAGCAATGCAAATGGAGCAAAGAAATGCGAAGAAGAAAGCTTAAAGTTCTTAAAGCAAAAGGTGGAGCAGATGCTTCAAAAGCTGATTTTGGTGTATCCAATCCAAGTCCTGGAGATACTGGTGGTGAAGGAGGCTATACTCAAAAAAGTACAAATCAATTTGGTGCTGTAGGATCAAGTCCAACTAGTACAGGAGGACCTAATGTACCTCAAGCTAGAACAGGACCTGCGAAACTTCCTGTAATAGGACCTTTTACTTTTCTAGCAAATAAATTTTTAGAATCAAGATATAATAAAAAAAATTTAGAGGAACAAAGAAAAGAAGATGTTCTTGGTGGAGAGATGTTAACAACAGCTCCCAAACAAACACAACAAGCTACAATACCAAGTGGTAATGATAATAATAGGCAGCTTTGTCCAGATGGAACTTACCCTCCATGTAAGACACCTCAAACACAAACATTTTCTGATGGTGGAGAAATTTTAATAAGCTCTAATGTAGATAAGGATCTGTTATGAAAAATAGATTAGGTAAAAAATTTGGTCCACCACCTGAACAAGGACCCAATCCTCAAGTACCACCAGTTAAGTTTGGTGAAGGTGGAATGAAATGTCCTCATAGAGACATGACAGATAAAAATATGTATCCTGGTAATAATGGAATACAAATTAAAGGTTTTAAGTTTATAGGAGTACGATAATGTTTAAATGGATT